ATTACAGGAACCTCTGTAACTTACGCGGGCGGAGGGGCTGGAAACAACAACCTTGGCGGCGGAAGTGGCGGCGCTGGTGGCGGTGGAGCTAACTCAGCAGGCACAGCAAATACTGGCGGTGGCGGTGGCTTCAATGGCTACGCTGGTGGTTCTGGATACGTAGTAGTAGTGATTGGATAAAAAATGACAATTAANCGCTGGAACTCATCTTCCTCTACATGGGTACAAGTAGGTATCCCAAGTAGTGCGATAGCTAGCTCAACAGTAACCGCAAAGGGCGATATAATTGTGGGCACTGGTTCAGCGGCTTACACTAACCTACCTGTTGGTGGACGCCTTCAAGAACTTATCCCAGACTCAACACAAACAAGTGGCATGCGCTGGGGAAATGATGCACAGATAATGACTATCATGGGAGCGAATATCTAATGGCAGTAACACCAGTAGTGATGGCCCGCGCAGCCGCGGCAACCTCCAATGCGACGCTCTACACAGTGTCATCTACCTCAGCTACCGCGATTGTGACTAACATCGCCGTAACTAATGCAACTACGGCATCTCAAACTTTTTCATTGAACCTTGATACTGTAGCGCTCTTTAGCTCGGCAACCCTGGCGGCAAACTCCACACAGTTTGTAGACCTAAAGCAGGTATTGCCAGCTAACGCTACGCCTAAGACTATTACTGGTTCGGCTTCTACAACCGCCGTTACATTTAACATCTCAGGTGTGGAGGTAATCTAATATGGGCTCCTCAGTAGTTCCAGTACCAGTAGCTAGCTCTTCTAGCCCTATTGTTACGTCCCCTCAATCATTTATAGTATCAACAGCTAACACTCCTAAAGAAGCAGCAACTTCATTAGCAACTGGCGTTTACACCATTACCTGCACAAGTACAGTTACGGCGTACATTGATTTTTATAGTGCTTCTGGTTACATTGGAACCGCAACAACAGTAAGCGGCACAGTGACATACTCACTAGGTACAACTCCAACTAAAATGTATTACTACGCTAGCGGGTCCTGTACTATAACCATCACGCTTTCTGGACTGTACCCATCAGTAACAGGCGTTAGCGGAACTCTTGACACCCTTACTAACTCTCAAACTTACACTCAAAATGGACCTGCATACGTCGTGGTCGTTGGCGGCGGAGGCGGCGGTGGAGCTGGAGTTGTCAATGGAGGTGGCCCTGGAGGCGGTTCTGGAGGAGTGTTGGGCTCTCCATACTACTTAACAGGAAGCACTACAGTTACTATCGGAGCTGGCGGTAGTGGCGGTGTAGGAAGCTACGGTAACGCCCTTATCAACAACGGTACAGGTGGTGGAGCTACTACTTTTGGAAACCTTACTGCTAATGGCGGTGGAACAGGAAATACAAACGCAGCTGGCCCTGCTGGTGGAACGCCAGGAGGCGCAGCAAGCGGAGCCTCATCCAACGCCGCACCATTTACATTTGTAGTTTCTGGAACCACTGGCGCTGGCGGTTCTGGAAACAGCAACACTAACGGCAACGGTGCAGGTGGCGGAGCTGGCGGTGGTTCTGGTATAGGTACAGGTGGTACGGGCGGGTCGTTTAGCAATGCAACAGGGAATACAACAGCTGGAAACGCTGGAACTGGGTATGGTTCAGGTGGCGGAGGCGGTGGCGCTGGTCCCAACGGAACGCTAGAAGGTAACGGCGCGGCAGGTGCCCCAGGAGTTGTTTATGTATTAAGGAGCCTAAGTGCCTAATTTTGCAATTTTAGATGGCTATAACGTTGTAAACGTTATCGTTGCAGAGTCCCTATCTGATGCTCAGACACTTACAGGAAAGACCGTTATGGAGTCTACCGATGCGGCTCCCGCTCATATCGGAGGCACGTACGACCCTGTAAAAAATAAGTTTATTCCCGCGTCACCGTTTCCTTCATGGACTCTTGACTCAACTGACATTTGGCAACCTCCTGTGGCTCAACCAGATGATGGAAATAAGTATAGGTGGGATGAAGACTCCCGCTCTTGGGTCATCGTAACCCCCCCAGCAGAGTAGTCTGATATCATAGTGCCCTAACAAAGGACCACTATGGCGAGTATTAAGTTCACGAACACCTTTGGTGTTCCAGAAGAGTTTACTCCCAAACCTGCATCAAGCTCTGTACCTGATTGGTATAAGAGCTTAGAGTCATACATAGGTGGAGATAAAAAGCCCAATGGTAAGGGCATGACCACAGGAACCATTAAACGCTGTATGCCTGTTTTTGATGCCATCGTTGGTGGATACATTTTGTATACCTACGCTGATGTCTATGTTAGTCAAAAAGCTATTGAGTACGCCGATAAAGAGAAGAAAGACAAGACTGGTGAGGATGATTTTATCCCTGAAGAAGAGATAAAAGCAATGGGTCTTCCCGTCACTCAAGCGCACTATGAGTGGCCTTCTTTCAATCCGCTTGGGTTTCATCCCGTAGAACAAGCGCCCAATCACCCTCAGCGCTCAGGAACTCCTCACAGTTACCCTAAATGGATTAACCCTTGGTCTATTAAAACCCCTAAGGGGTACTCAGTTCTTTTTACACAGCCTATGCACCGACCAGCTGACTTTACTATTTTGCCTGGCATTGTGGATACTGACGAATATGATTCCCCTGTTAATTTTCCTTTTGTGCTTAATGACCCTAAGTTTGAAGGCATGATTCCTGCAGGTACCCCAATGGCTCAAGTCATCCCGTTTAAGCGTGAAGACTGGAAGATGACTATTGGTTCTCAAGAAGATTGGCAAGCTCAGAACAAAACTACCATTAAACTTCGTACATCATTTTTTGACTCATACAAGAACAAGTTCCGTCAACCAAAGGAATATAAATAATGGCATCTAATAAGGACACTCTGACCATTGCTTGGTGTGATGGAGGAATGACGGACGGCAAATTTACTCAGGGCCTTGTTTATACGATTCTGGACGCTCAAGCGGCTGGAATTAACATTAAGAACTTTGCTCGTTGTGCAGGTAATCAGATTGGTCGCCAGCGCCAAGTAGTACTAGATGGTTGGGCGGATAACCTGCAGACCGACTGGCTTCTTTGGGTAGACAGCGATGTTGTCTTGACTATCGACATCCTTAAGAAACTCTGGGCTGAGGCGCATAAAGTTTTGCGCCCTGTTATCAGCGGCATTTACTTTATCTCTAAGAGCGATGAGGGAACTTTAGCTAACCCTATGCCTGTTATCTTTAATGACGTGGATGAGTTTACTATTCAACATATTCACCCTTTGCCTGAGAACCAAGTCATCAAGGTAGATTGTGCGGGTATGGGCCTTGTCCTTATGCACAAATCTATCGTCTCTAAACTACGTGAGGCTTATCCTGGCCAGTCAATGTTTGCTGAGCAAGAGGGTCTTGAGGGCCGTTATGTCAGCGAGGATATTGTCTTCTTCCGCAAACTCAAGGCTGTAGGCGTCCCTGTCTACGCCCATACAGGAGCTATCGCTCAGCATATGAAGCGCTTTAACTTTGACTACAACTACTACGCCATGTGGTGGAACTCCCAGCCTCAATAAGCCATTTATTTATTCGCCCTATGCGGGAGAATAGAGAATATGCGCGGCTACATTCCTGGCGGTCGTTTTGACGCCGACTACGAAACAGATGCCATTCAAGATGGTATTGACTGGGACCTCAAGAACCCAGTAGGTACTCATGCCCTATGGTGGGTATACGACAATATTCATTCTACTGTTGACCCTATCTACGATACGGGAAGCAGTACTGAAGGTCTTGTTTGGCGTGGCCCTTACAAGCTTCCTATTGTTCGAGCCGTTATCTCTCAAGGTCAAGTACCTCAGGATGAGCGCGGTTTCTATAACACCGATACCTTGCACCTAACTATTAATGGGCGCGATATTACTAACATTGACCCNACCGTNTTAGANAACCCTGATATTCAAAACCGTGGCCGTATCCTCTGGAAGGGTGAACTTTTCCGCCCATACGGAATTCANCAACGAGGAATTATTGCCGAGCGCTTTACACTTCTCGTTGTGGACTGCGTACAGATGGCACCTGAAGAACTNGTTAACTCTACCCAGTTCCTTGACTACGCCTCTGGCGTTCCTGATACATGGGAAGCACCTCACTAATGCCATTTAAATCAGAAGCGCAAAAAGGATGGATGTATATTCATCACCCAGAGATGGCACGACAATGGCAGAAAGAAACCCCTAAGGGCGAAAAATTGCCCAAGAAAGTAGGTAAGAAAAATGGCAGAAAAGAAAACCGCAAAAAAGCCTAAGCTTGGCTCAGGAGCTCGCTTTGAAAAGATTGAAAAGGAAGCCAAGAAGTCTGGCGCCAAGAACCCAGCAGCTGTAGCAGCTGCCGCTGGTATCAAAAAGTACGGCGTGGCTAAGATGGAAAAGATGGCCGCTAAAGGTAAGAAGTGAAAAAGAATAATGTTAAAATTAGCATAGCCCGCCAAAAGAGGGCTGCTAAAAACCAACGGCGCCTAGCCAGAAAAAGAGCAAAAAATGTCTGACGATACAACAACTCCAGTAGACGCAACAGCGTCTGCCCCTGTTGCTGACGCCGCTGCCCCAGCAGCCCCAGCAGATGCAACAACAGCTCCAGCAGCAGCTCCAGCAGCAGCTCCAGCAGCCGACGCTGCTCCAGCAGATGCAGCAACAGATGCTTCAGCACCAGCTGACGCTCCAGCGGATGATTCAGCTCCTGTAGCTGATGACTCAACCGATTCAGCTGATGATTCAGCAGATTCAGACGATGACTCAGAAGATGACTCTGACGATTCAGACGAAGACTGGGATGACTCAGAAGACGATTCAGAAGATGATTCTGACGACGAAGAGGATGCCGAATAATGTGCGCAACCTGTGGCTGTGGAAAAAAGGGCCCTATGTCAAAGAAGGCCGATAAGAAGCAAGATGCCAAGATTCTCAAGGGCTTGAAGAAGCCTGAACAGAAGAAGGAATTCAAAAAAGAAGATAAGAAGATGGATGCAAAAAATCCATCGGCTAAGGCAGATGCCAAGATGGACAAGGCATTAGCCGCAAAGATAAAGAAGTCTAAGTAAAAGACTTAGTAGTTAGGGCCTCCTAGAAATAGGGGGCCCTTTATACTTTAAGGGAAGTCCTGTGCGGGGCTTCAGGCAGTACTATGCGTAATACCCTCCGAATGGAGCTTTGCTATGGCTGAAATTGATAAGCCGTCTGAAAAAGAGTTTGTACAGGGCGCGTTTTCTGCACCCTCTGCTCCAGACAACCATGTGTTAGCTAAGGGTATTCTCGTCGCTGCTTTGTGGCGATTGTTACGCAAGTGAACGCGGTCGTAGAAACCGCCGTCAAAGACGCTGCTGAAAAAGCGTCTGAACAACTGACTCCCATGTTACAGCAGCTTGCTATTGCTGCGGGCTGGCCAGCAGATGTTGCCTTCAGCCTTTCTGTTAAGCCTAAAGATGGGGAGCTTCATGTCTCCTACCCAGAAGAGCTAGATGAGCAGATAAACAACCTAGAGTACGGAACCCCCAGCTCTGCACCTGCATCTGTTATTCGCCCTTTTGTTGCCCGTATTGGCAGCCACATTGGAAACGTCCTTGAAGATAGCGTGGTAGCTATCATGGAAGAGATGAGGATGTTCTAATGAGCTTTATCCTTGCCGAAGACGCCGCTATGAAGAACTTGCTCCAAGGGATTACCGTCTCTGATGAAAAGGCACCTGTACGTCCAGTTAAAGTCTGGTTTGGATACCCAGATGTTGAAGTTACCCTTCAAAGCTATCCGTATATTATTATTGAGCTTATTGATATTCGTGCCGCTAAGGAACGCCAGATGACGGGCATGATTTACGACAGTGATAACCGCGGAACTATCGCCCCTACAGAAGGCGCTGTATACCGCTATCAAACTCCGCTTCCTTATGACCTTACCTACCAAGTAGCTGCGTATTCACGTCACCCACGACATGACCGTGCCATGCTCTTTCAACTACAAAATAAATTTCCAAGCCAATATGGAAGCCTAGAAGTCCCTAATGAGCTTGGTACAGAGACTGCATACCGCAGTATGTTCCTCGATGGTTTCGTTAAGAGAGACATGATTGAGGATGGACGACGCCTCTTTAGAAGCGTTTTCACCGTAAGAGTTATTAGCGAGATGACCCCATCTGTTGCTAACAACGCCCTATCAACCGTACAAACTGTTCACATCAATCGGATTACTACGAACATACCAGCTGGCTTTACACCCGTTAAACCCTAATCAAGGAGATAAATAATGACTGCATATCAACGCCCAGGAGTGTACGTTCAGGAAACCCTGAACCCTATCGCACCTGTTGTTGGAGCAAACTCCGATTCAGTAGCCGCTTTTATTGGCGTCAACGCTCGTGGTCCTCTGACACCTACTCTCGTTAACTCGTGGAGTGATTACCTTAACAAGTTCGGCGGTTGGGGAACTAATAACAACCTCGCTCTTGCTGTATTTTTGTACTTTGCTAACGGAGGCTCACAGGCTTACGTTACCCGTGTTATTAAGGGCTCTGCTGTAGCCGCTACCCGTACTTTCCAAGACAGCGAAGGCTCACCAGCTAACACCTTAACTCTTACCGCTAACAACCCAGGAACATGGGGCAATAGTATTAATGTTGTTATCCAGGTCTCTCCAGGGTCTGCTGGCACCTTTGACCTCATCGTGTACTACGGTGGAACTGCTGCCGCTAACAAGGTAGAAACCTACACCAACTTGTCGATGACTTCTTCTGACGCTCGTTATGCAATCTCTGTAATTAACTCACAGTCTGCATATATCGTGGCAACTGACGCTGGCTCATCAGCATCTGGCGCTACCCGTAATCCATCTGCTACATCGGGTGCAATCGCACTTGCATCAGGCGCTGACGGCTCAGTTCCTGCAGCTTCTGATATTGCTGGTGGAGTAAACGCATTTGACACTGTTACACAGTCTCTTATCTTGAACGCACCAGGAGTAACAGACTCAACTTCTGTTAACTTGCTCTTGTCATACGCAGTTGGTCGCGGAGATGTATTTGTTGTCATTGACCCAATTAACGACACTGTAGCTAACCAAATTACTTTGGCTGCTACCTACACAGAAACCTCATACGGCGCGGTTTATTACCCACCTGTGACCATCAATGACCCAACAAATAGCACACCAGGAACAGTCATTGCGGCTGCTAACCCAGGCGGAGCAATCGTTGGAAAGTACGCTGCTACCGATAAGGCACGCGGTGTATGGAAGGCCCCAGCTGGTCTTTCTGTTCGTCTTGCTGGAGCTGTATCAGTCCCTTCATTGACCAACGCTAACTTGGACGCATTGAACAGCGCCGCTGCACCTGTAAACGCAATTCGTTACATCTCAGGCTCAGGCATCGTTGTCATGGGCGCTCGCACACTCCAGGCTGGCTACGCAAGCATGTATGTTCCTGTTCGTCGCTCACTTATTTACTTGGAGAAGGCGCTTGTTGACCTCACCAACTTTGCTATATTTGAGCCAAATGACACTGTTTTGTATCGCCGTATTACAAGCGTACTTAATGGTTTCTTAAACAACTTCTGGTCACAGGGCGGCCTACGTGGAAACACCCCAGACCAGGCATTCTTTGTCCTTTGCGATAGCACAAATAACACTTTGTCTACCGTAGAAGCTGGACAAGTAAATATTCAGGTAGGCGTTGCGTTGCAGCGTCCAGCTGAGTTTGTCGTAATCAATATCGGTCAGTTCGATGGCGGCGCAACCGTCACTGTGGCGTAAGGAGCCCTATAAATGGCAACATCAAATATCCAACGCTGGTCAAGTCTTGCGACAGACCCCTTACGTAACTTTAAGTTCATCGCGGAGTTCTCTGCGGCGACCGCTAATGGAAGCAAGGGCGTCTTTGACACATCGATTACCCCAACTGCTGTTACTGGTTTCACCAGTATCACTGGTTTGGGAATCAACACTCAGTCTATTCCTTACCGTGAAGGTGGATACAACACTACCATTCACCAGATTCCAGGAATGACAACTTTTACACCTATCACCTTCCAGCACGGCACTCTTGTAGGAAACTACCAGGGTATCAAGTGGATGCGCGGTCTTTTTGCAGCAGCAGCTGGAGAGGGTCTTTCTGTAGAATCTACAACAGCTGATTTCCGAGTTAATGTAGATATCTACGTGCTTGACCACCCAGCTCAAGTTGCTGATACTGATGATTTGGTAACCAAAGCAAGAATGCACTTCAAGGTGCATAATGCGTGGATTACTACTCTCCAATACTCAGACCTTAATGCTGGTGACCAGAACATTTTGTTCGAGCAAATGACGCTTGTACATGAAGGTTTGTCAGTAGGATTTATGTCTACAGCAGGAACAGACGACGCATCTGCATCAGGCGGAGTTAAGTAACTAACACACTAAGGAGCATAATACGTGAGCGCATTAACACAAGACCCCAAGGCAATTAAAGCTGCCATTGAGGAAGTAACAAAAGAAGCAGCACCACAAGTAACCACAGTTGCACCATCGAATAGTGAGGTTATCCTTCCTGGGGGCTTTATTACCCAGGAAGGTACTCTCGTTAAATACGCAGAAGTGCGTGAGCTTAACGGCTCTGATGAGGAAGCTATTGCAAAAGCTGGCGGTCTAGGACGTGTCTTAACCACAATTCTTCAACGAGGATTAGTAAGCCTTGGAGGAGAAAAAGTGCGCAAGGAAGACCTAGATGACCTTCTTTCTGCAGACCGCGACGCCATCCTTCTTGGCATTCGTCGAGTAACTTTTGGAGAGGTAGCTGATTATCAGTTCACCTGCACCTGCGGAGTTACCTCTATTGTAGGTATTGACCTCAATGAAGATATTCCTACCAAGGTACTTAAAGACCCTGTTGGGGATAGAAACTGGGAAGTTCAGTTGAAGAACGGCACTGCTATTCTCACTCTTCCTACAGGATATGTACAACGCACTCTTACAGAAAACTCAGATAAAACCTCAGCAGAACTTAACACTATTCTTCTTGAAGGATGTGTACTTTCTGTAAACGGTAA